GAGATGTTTGATAGTGGCGACTTCAGTGCTTTCGACAACTACAGGATTGCGTGCGTGACCGACCTAATAGAAGAGTACCACACGCTTATGGAAACAAACAGGAAGGCTAACTATGCGTGTGCAGTAACTATGTTGAAGGAAAGATAAGACGGATTGCGAAAGGAGAACACGATGGATTACGAAATGAAATACGAGATGACAAACAGACTCAAGGCACTCCGTGCCATGAATCAGTTAATGATAATGATGAATGACGAGTACGCATACGATGAATGGATATGCGTAGTGCCCGATGGGGCAACCGAAGATGACCTCTGTGATATCGCTTGGGACGATGAATCTTATCAGAGCGTGGAGAGACTGTTCTTCTACCTCTGCAAGGAATACGGACAGGCAGGTCTGTGGGTCGGAGTATGAGAAAGGAGAAAACCATGAGCAGATATTATGTACAAATGTACACCGAATACCCTATCTACGAACCTGCTGAAGGTGGGTACTATTACGCAGGCAAGTGTGCAGAAGATATGACGGAGAACGAGTTCGATGGTTTTGAGACCGCCCTCGGGAAGGCAATAAATTGGATTTGGATGCTTAATGAAAATGCCCCCGATGATGAAAAATGGGTTATCTTGAATACCTCTTTTTATGAAGAAAAAGGGCGTTGCTTGATCGCCTACAAGCCATCGAAACTCATTGGCGATGGAGCACAAATATACATTGAATCAGAGGATGCCTACAAGAAAGGCGAACGTGGATGGAAACCATATGAGTGAAAGGAGAATTATCATGAGCGTTACTGTAGATAGAAAGGAGCACCTTGGAGTGCTGAAAGCCTATGATACTGGATGGGCAAAGGAAGTTAACATCGTATCTTGGAATGGTGCTCCCGAGGGCATCGACATCAGAGATTGGGATGCTGACCACGAGCGTATGTCGAGAGGTGTGAACCTCAAGATGGACGAAGCAAAGGAACTGTACAAGGTACTTGCAGAGTATTTTAAGGAGGATTAAGTTATGATAATCAACGAGAAGAACAGGGAACGAGTTGAGAACCTGATTCGTGAAGCCGAGGGCAGAGCAACAACAAGGACGATTTCCTTCGAGGATATTCTAAACGACATAAAGGTCATCGAGAGAACCCTTGGCATAACCAAGAAACGGATGACGGGAATCAGAGTAGAGGTTGACCACCATGCACAGAACTTTCCAAGGGCTTACAAGTACAGAGCGGAAAGCACGCAGTATGTTATCTGCCGTAAGGCAAATGGTTGGGATCTCGTTTCAGCCGAGAGATTGTACACACACAGAGAAGGTCACGCTTATAAAGTGGAACTCACCGATGATGCGAAACAGGCGATCATCGAAAGGATGTCTGATTTTTAATATCAGAACTGTAAACGATTGAACCGCTCCTCTTGTTCGGGTATAATCGTTATGAGAGGAGCGGTCAGATGAAAAACACAAGAGCGAAATTAGATGCTATAGAAGCATATAGAGATAGAACATACAAGCGGTACAAGTTCTTTCTCCTCAATGAGAGGGATGCGAACATACTGACCGCAATGGAAGAAGCGAAAGAGCATGGCTATACATATAGGCAATGGATCAGAGACCTATTTGACAACGCAAAATAACATTTTGTTTTTTCACTTTCATTGGAAAAACCCCGTGCCGATTTTGGTACGGGGTTTTTCTCATTTCAAAACACTTTCTATGTACTCACGCATCTTTAAGAGTGCCTGTCTTCGAGTATTGTACGCAGTTCTTCTCTTGCAATCCCATCTAAAGGTGAACTCGTCTACCCTTGCCCCCAAAAGTCCTTTACTGAAGAAGAACGTATTGATGCAGTCCTGCTCCATTGGGGATAGCAGGAGATACGCATTATCAAGCAAGTCTCTCATAGCATCAAGGCGTTTTATTTTGGCTTCGACTATCTCACGTTGGGCAGATGTTGCCATCGTTGGGTCAGATACTTCTGAAGTCTGAACTGGAGTTCCTTGGTTTATTGCCTTTAATCCCAAGAGTGCCTTGTGCTCTCTTTCGAGTTCCAGTTTTTTCTTTCCCCACCCTTTTGAGTCCTCGAGGAATCGCTCGATATCGAATACCCAATACTTATCCATTGGTATCATCTCCTTCTTTGAGTGCCGTGTGGTACATCGTGTGGTACATCGTTGCCCAATCCTCGATGGACATGGTGACGAGCCACGGCTTTCGGTCTTTTTTATGCATGACCACGGGGATCTCTCCCTCTCTTGCATCTCTAACGGATTGCTCATATGCATCAAAGATGTTGAGCCGTTGAACATTCTTACACTCTATATGGATGTGGGGAATGCCGACCACATCGGCATCCCCGTTTGCTCCGCTGAACTGTTGACCTCTTCGAGTGCTGAAACCGAGGTCATTAAGTTTGTGGGAGAGTTCCCTTTCTGACCTTGCACCCTTGGCTCTTGAGTTAGTCATCCGCAAGCACCACCATCCCGTCTTCCGTCCACCATTGTTCCACGTAACCCTCAAACTGCATTGTCTGCCATTTGAAGAACACGACTTCCATCTGCTGATTCGGGATCGTGCGGAGTTCTTCTATGAGTTCATGTACTGTCATTCTTCTTTCTCCTTATCGAGTGCTTCGAGTCTCTTGATTTGTTTTGTGTTCTTGAGGTCTATATCTATGACCGTTTGTGGGTCTTTGTAAGAAATCCATGCTTCGTATTCTGCATTGACACCCCTGAACCGATAAACAACATCAGGGCAAACCAAGTAGTCCGCAGTTGCCATCTTCTCAATGCTCTTGCCGAGTGCTATGAGTGGGTGGACGTTTGCGAGTTTTGGGTCATACGGATTGACCACATCCACGTTCTCATCGAGCAGAACTACTGCGATGGTTTCCATTCTTTCTCTCAAGTCTATGATTTCTTCGGTTGTAAGTCCTCTCATGGGGCAACTGATAAATATCTTTTTCATGATTCACTCCTCTACTTTAACAGGAAAAACTTAAACCAAAACGGCAGGTCACTATCAGCGATAAAATACGCACCGCCAATAATCAAAGCAAAGAAAAGGATGACTATAAGTCCACAAACGATGTTTTCAAGCATCCATATCACTCCTCTCTAGAAAGGGATATCAGAATCCATAGCCTGATAACCACTTGGGATATCGTCCTTTTTCTTCTCGCTACTCTCAAAGAAGAAATACACAAGGTTGGCAATCACATCCGTGGTGTAGACTTTCCGTCCGTCCTTCTCGTATGATCCCGTCTGTATCTTGCCAGTTACTCCTACTCTGTCTCCCTTGTGGATGTACTTCTCACAGTTCTCCGCTTGCTTGCCGAATACTGTGATGGGGATAAAGTTGGTTCTCTTCTTCTCTCCGTAGCCATCGTCAATGGCGATGCTGAACTTTGCTACTGCGAGGTTGTCTCCCCCCGTGTACCTTACTTCAGGGTCTTTGGTGCATCTTCCTAATAAGTTAACTTGGTTCATTACCATCTTCCTTTCATCTTGATACCAGTTTTATCTTCTATCATCTTCTGAACTTCACGGAGTCTGACTATCTTGTCATCTATGTACTTGGTGTACCGAGATACTGTCTCAAAGATATCTGCTATGTCATCGTCTGTCCAACCCTTGTCTGCGAGTGCCAAGCAATAGAGCATACCGACTTTGGTCACGATCTCCTCTGAAAGTTCATGCTTGATCCTGTTGAGTTGCTTGTCAGAGAGCCAGTACTTACGGCTGACTCCCTGCTTCTTTTTCTTTGTTCTTTTCATTACCACCCCTCAAAATAGGTTCTTATTTAAAATTTTGCCCGTTTTTTTAAATAGCATTTTGCCTTATTTAATTCCATCGGATTCGATAGAATACGGCTCAGGCAACGGCATCCATGCGGTAACTTCGACAAGCAACTCGTTATAATTGTCTCCACAAGTGCTATACCAACCGCTTCTCGTCCTAAATCCTTCCTCAACATACGGAAGATTCTGCGATAAATGCCCGATGTAACTGGCGGATATCAACACATTTTCGTTCTCATCGGGCAACCGCTCCGTTACTGGTATCCACTCGGCTTCGGCTGATACAACTTCGGCATCGCACGGAATAACTATCACATTAGGATTTTCTTCTCTGATTCTCTTCGCCCATTCCTTGAAGTCTTTTGTCGGCATAAGTGTTCTGCTTCTGATTACTATCGACTTTGGTTCTTCTTTTAACGCTTCGATTGCCATGTCGATGGCTTCA